AAGTCTGTAGCTTTACCAGTGAAGATTGCATCAGAACCGTTCAATCCTGGAACCTTAACCACTCGCATGTCTGTTCCTGGAACAATCACCTCATTCATTGTAGCAATTTGTGCTGGTGAATAGTGGAAGAAGTTCAAGTCAACAAGATTCTTCATCAAGAAGTTGAAAGACTCACGGCCTGCAAAGCAGATGAAGTTAGGATTCTCAGCTACTGCTTCAGGTGAATTTGTGAAACAAGCATAGAAAATGTCATATGCATTATTCTCATCCATTGCAGCAACACCTGCAGTGTTCAAGTTCACACATCCATTGGCAACAGTCAAGAATTGTACGAAACCATTCATCCAAGCCAAGTTTCCTGTACCTGTAGATTTGTTTCCTTTCCAGATCAATTTGTCAAGCTCCAATGCGTGAAGGCTCAAAAGGTATGAAGTCAATTGTGCTTCAAACGGCAAAGACTGATCCTCAGCCATTGCTCCTGGGCGCAAAGCTAACTGTGTCCAGAAACCTGCAAGGTCCTTCTGGCAGAAACGCTTCATATATCCCAAAGTTTCTACAGCAATGTTGCGGTCAGTGAAGATTGTATCTCCAGCTGGCTCCATTGAGCAGTCACCTGATTGGTAGATGATTGAATCATCAAGCAATTTGATTGCTTCAGATCCTTTGATACCTTCTTGGATAGTGATGTATCCTAAAGTTTTTGCCTCAGTTACTGAACGTGTGATGAGGTCTTCTCTTTGTTGATCAATGTATGGTGCCAAGTCAGCAACATCATAATCAAACTTTGTGCTAATGAATTTTTTTAAGCTCATTTTTACTTGTTTAGATTGTTTCGTAAATGTATTTGTCTAGATGTTAGAGTGCTAGTCACTCGTGCAAACTTCTCTGTCTCAGTTACACTGTTTGATGGAGCTGATTTGAAGGTCTCGAATTCACCTTTCAATCCAGATACCTCAGTGCGGAGTGACTCATTCTCTGAAGCAATAGTCTTGATCATATCAGTCAATCCCTCGAAGATAGCACTGAATGACTCAAGCTTTGCATTCACGATGCCTTCAACATCCTCTGCTGACATAGCTTGTTCTGTTGTTGCTGCTTCATCCTCAGATGCAGCTACAGGTACGTCATTTGAAGCTGATGCTGTTGTATCAATCACTTCAGTGACAATTCCATTGGCATCAACGACAATTGAAATTCCTGCCATTTCTCCACCAAGTGCGTGCGTGCCCTCTGGAGCTGGTACCTGCTCAGTCTCAGTCACCACAAATACAGCTGTACCCACCACAAGTTCACCTTCATAGGAGATCATTGTGCCGTCTTCTAGCACTGCCTCGTTGAAAGCTTGTGCTGATGCTGAAAATGTAGCTTTTAAGTCTCTGATTGAGTCCATAATTGCTTTGAAATTTTCGTTCATTTGTCCTTTGTTTATTAGTATATGTATTCTTGTTCTAAATTTTCCAAGCTTCTGCTGTAGTATTCTCTCTAATCAGCTGTAATTCTTCTTCATTATTGTCAATGTGCTTGTCAATTCTCAGCCTATTCACCAGCATATACTTGTGCTTGCCACCAGTGAAGTACACATTCTCCTTTTTGATGCCTAACTTCTCAGCCATTGCATAAACTGGTCCACCATTGGACTGTGTTCTAGCTGTTATGATGAAGATTTCATCATTTGCTGCAAGATATCTTCTTGCCATATCCTGGCCTTTTGCTGTGGTCAAGGTATCATCATAGTCAAATGAAATACGTTTCCTAGCAAAGGCCATATCTTTAAGGCTGTCAATCTCATTCTTGATTGCTGCCATCATTGCTTCTTCACTTGTGCCTACGTGCTCCAGCATAAAGTCACCTTCAATACTGAAGCCTGTCCATTCACCAGACTTTGCCCGGTTATATAGCTCAGTGTTCTGTGTTTTGTAGCTCACTATCCAGGAACCATCATTCACATCCTTGAAGCGCTCAGGTGCTGTCAGTCCTTTTGCATGTCCACTTGATAGCTGTGGATCATATACAAGTCATTCAGTACATTGTGTCCATTGTGCTCAATGTTCACATTGTTGTAGTTGTTTCTGCGTGCATAGTCAAAGACAATATCCTTGATTGCTTGCTTTGTGAAAACCACATAGTATTCTTCTTTGGTCTTGCTGTCATACCTGTAGATGGGAGTGTCTGCACTGATAGCCACACCCATTATGATTTGCTCCTCATCATTGAATTCAAAGCGCTTGACATTGGCAAAAGTCTGGAATGATATTTCGTGTGCAGGATCGTGCACCAGGCTATTGAAGCTCACTGTAGTCTGCTCATTGTTCAGATCTATGGAGATTTCGTATATTGGTAAGTTCTTTATCATACTCTATTATGTAAATTTGTTCTATGAAGTTCGTATATCCATACAAATATCGGTACAATTATTTTGAGATTGAGCACTCAGTGAGATGGCTGTACCTTGCCTATCCTGATGCTGAAGTGTATATCATTGGTGACAAGCCACAAATATCCTCACCATTTATTCACATTCCGTATGAGTCATATCTGCCCTATTCCGGATGTGATGTGACTGACAAAGTGATGACCTTCTGCAAGATGATTGGAGATGAATTCATCCTGATGAATGATGACTTCTTCATCACTGAGAAATTCCCACTTCACCAGGTGATGTACTATGACTTTGTCCACATCAATCCTTCACATTCAATCACCTATCAGCGTGCCTGTGAACACACCATTGACTGGCTCACTCATCACTACTGTGAAACCTATAGCTTTGAATGTCATCAGCCTGTGCACATCCAGTCAAGCAAATTCATTGAGCTGTTTGAACACATCCACTACCAGGCACACAATCACCTTCTCAAGTCCATCTACTTCAATGTGTGGCCACCAAGAAAGTATGAAGGTGCCAATCTCAAATTTGGCTATTCACTGACCAAGGCAAAAGAAGCACTGGAGAAGTACGGTGCTTTCAGCTGCTCTGAAGAATTCCTAACAGCTGAAAACAAGCGCTTCATCAGTATGTACTCAGGGCCTGCTGAGTTGCCACCTTCTGTTGCGTGCCTGTTATGTCAGACTCCAGCACCACTACTTGACTAATTGGTGGACCATTGGCTCCACCTGGCAGATAGATAGCCAATGAAGTCTGCTGTGCGTTTGGTGTTCCACCACCAAGCTGTGTGGCTGATGCTCCTGCTCCACTGCTTGCATTGAAGTCCGGCATTGTTGGTGCAGTTCCACCTTCATACTTTTGTGCTGTCACAGCGGCTATCTGTGCAATTCCCATTGCAGCTGAGAATGCACTGAACGGCAAACCACCTGTTGTTGGTGATGCTGCCACTGATTTCATCACAGCCTCTGCAGTATTGATGGCAATGGATGCAATTTTCAATGCCTTGTCTCTGTTGAATTGCTGCTTCTTAATTTTTTCTTCAGCATCAAACTGCTTCTTCTGTAGGTTGTATGCTGCCATTGCATACTTCTTGTTGATGGCATCCTTCTGTTCTGCTGTCAAATTAGCTGCACCAAGTTCTGCCTGCTTGCGTTTCTCAATCTCACTCAGCTGTGCATCCGTCTCAGACTTCATTGAAGCTAGCCGTGCATTCTGAATGTCATTGATTGCTTGATTCAAACCACTGAATGCATCAAGTGTCTTCTTGGCAAATTCAAGTGCGGCATACACCATCTTGTTTTTTTCCTCAAATTCCTTGGTAGCTGCAGCCTTAGCATCAGCAATACGCTTGTCTTCAATCTCCTTCAAAGACTGTGCACGCTTCTTGTCCAAACCAACAAGGGCAGCGTTGTATTGTTCCTGTGTGATCAGCTTGTCTGCTAGATCTTTCTCAAGTTTTTTCTTCTCATCTGCTTGAGTATTCTCCAAGTCAACAATGGCTAGCTCATACTCATTCAGAACATACTGCTGGTAGTTGCGTAGTGCATCACGTTGCTTCTTGTATTTTTCCTCTGCATTCTGTAGATCTATCTTGTCATACTTCTCCTTGATATCTGCTTCAGCCTTAGCTTGTGCCAGCTTCAACACCGTTGTATCTTGTCCTGCAGCTTCAGCCTTAGTGATGAGGTTGAAGTAGTAGTCACCTACTTTGTCTTCATCCAATTGGCGTGCTGTCTTCAAGCTGTCATAGTATGCATTCTCTGCTTCTTCAAGGTCATATATCAGCTGATTGCGCTCCTCTTGAATCTTGTCATTGATTGATTTACGCATCTCTGCTTCTTTCTCTGCTGCTTGTTTTGCTTTGTCTGCAGCTTCTTTATTGGCATTGATTTGGATGACCTTCTTCTCAGTTTCCTGATCCTTGACATCCTCTTTCATCTTGTCCAGGTTAGCTTTACCTGCAGCACGTTGCTCCTTGTAGATGCCAGCCATAAACTTGTTATTCTTCATCAAGCTGTCAAGGGCCTTCATATTGTTTTCAATCTCCTTGATTTGCTCCTTCTGGTAGTCAATGGATGCTTGTATCTTCTTCTTCTTTAGCTCCACTGTGCTCTGTCCTGCAGCTTCAGCTAGTGCAATCTCACGGTCCATTGCTTTCTGTCCGTCTTCAAATGCTTTCTTTTGCTGTGCTCTGAGTTCACGTTCCTTGGCTATCTGCTTGTCAATACGTGCCATCCTTCTCTGCTGGATAGCTTGTGCACGTTTGTCTTCATCTGACTCAATGAGTCCAAGCATTTGCATTCCTTTGATGACCAATTGAATGGCCCAGATGGCAGGCATAAAGAATCCCACCACTAACTTCATCACCGGACCTAGACTGTTGAACCACTTGATGGCTTTGCCTACTGCAGCAGTCACCTTGTCCCAGTTGGCTATCAACATACCAAGTCCAACAATCAAGGCACCAATACCAGTGGAGATCAATGCAAGTCTGAATATCTTGAGTGCTCCAGAAGATGAACCTACAGCCAGTGCGTATGCCTTCTCCCAAACCACTCTGAGCTGCATACCTACAATGGACTCTTTGTTCAGCAAGTTAGCTATCTCATTTGTGGCATTCATCAAACCTTGAACGGCCTGAAGCTTCACCATTGTCTGCATCAGTTTCTCATCTTCTACACCTGCCAATGCCATAGCACTTTCAATCCCCTGGAATACAGCGGCACCACCCTGCAATGCACCCATTGCTGTATCCAAACGCTTGAAGTCACTTGACAAATTGGCTACCTGTGCTTTGATATCACCAATACCATCCTTGAGTTCACCGGCTGCAGCAATGGCTTGCTGTCCAATTGGTGAGTCCATCCCTGCTTGAGCTGCAATGTTCTGGTATTCCTTCATTGTCTGCGTCATCTCACGCATTGTCAGACCACCTGCTTCTACCTTGGCATTCAATTCTGCCATCTTCTGTGCAAATACATCTGTACCTGCACCCTCTTGCACTGTCTCTTGTAAGTTATTCACATCCCTATTCAAGCTGTTTACTGCTTGGTCAAAGGACTTGATGTCATTCACACTGCTCCCAGTGTCCACTTTGAGTGAGAATACTGCTTCTTTTGTAGCCATTATCTTTGGTATTTGTCTGGTGATATTGTTATTGTGTATGTTTGTGCGCTCTCAGCTGTGACCAATCGGATGAATTCCACCTCAGTGCTTGCCATCTTGCCGCTGTCATAGTTGTTGACCTTCTGAAGTCTGAACATCACACCATCAATCTGGATGAGTTTCTTGAAGTCAAGCTGTCCAATGTCATTGCTCTGGAGCATTGCCTTAGCTGTGAGTTGCTTTCCAAACTTGCTGATGATTTCACGAATGAATCTTTCGTGGTATGCATACAGATTGTTGGTGGTATATGCTATCACTTCACCTGTGCTGTAGAACACATACTGAGGCACACCCCAATTCAAGTCAAAGGTAGGACTGAGGATGCTATCCAGGTGACCAACGTATGGATACTTAGTCTGTGCGTGTGGTACATCATACTCATCCACGTGTACCCAGTCACCTTCTTCAAGTGTACCCACATCACCACGGATGAGCTGCACAATGAATGGCTTAGCTACCTTCTCCACTCTGCTGATGGTGCCATTGCTTTCAGTCTTCATCTGGTATGCACAAGGAATGATGAGGTCAGTATAGTCAGATCCATCAAACTTCTCCAAGCGGACCAATGGCTTTTGGCTGAATGGCAGTTTAATCTCAGTCTTATTCTGACTGAATGCACTACCACTGCTCACTGAGTTGTTGCCATACTCCATCAATGTGTCATCTGCATAGCGCTTGCTCCAGTAGTCATCATCCTTCTCAAATGTGAACACATAGTCCTTTGAAGCAAAGTTGATTGTTGGTGTGATTTTCACTGACTCTGAGCGGTCAATCTTCTTGGTCCAATCAAGTGCTGTATCTGTGCCCTCATAAAAGTCAACAAGCGGCTCAATCTCCAAGATAGTAGGATCTAATGTGTTCGGCTTGATGTAAAGGTTGAACATATCACGGATGCCCTTGAAGAATACATCTGCAGTCATTGCAGGAAGCATAGTACTCAAGCTGATTGTTCCACCAGCGGTCAATTGTGATGGCTGTTTTTGTATATTCAAGTCAGCACCAAGTGATGTGATTTGAGCAGTGATATTGGCAAAGCCACCAATCTGCACATCCCACATCTCCAGTCTCAGACGAACATCAAGCACATCACTGAAATTCATATTCACCAATGGCATTATGTTAAATGAATAACTGACTGTCACAGGTGAGATACCAGGAGTGATGTATCCACTTGAAAGTTCAGTAGTTGATATAAGCACTCCATTTCTTCTGACATCTAATGCCACTCTGTAGTTCCCATTTTGAAGTGTACTGTCAGTACTGAATGTCAGATCGTGACTACCTGAGTAATACACACCAAACAAGCCCTCAGTTGCAGGTACGAACATAAACGGTGATGCACTCTGAACCTGACCAAGTGTATCTGATACCACGGTACCATCATACGTGTTGTATGAAACAAATGGCAATATCCAAATACTATCTACAGCTGTGGTCACGTTCATGACAAAGCCGTCTGCATCATTGTTCTCAGTAGTGAATGCACTATCTAATGCGGCCTGCTCTGGTGTGATTTGTGGCAGCACTCCACCAGGATACGCAAGAAGTAGGCGCTTGAATCTTTGGCTCTCAAGGAAGTCACTCTGCCAAGTTATTCCTGCAGCATTGAAGGATCGCTTCAGTATGTCATAG